CGAGGTGGATTGGGTTTTCTCGACAGATTACCAGATCGAGGATACACTGTATAAAGAATGGCTCGCGTACCGCAGGGCTTTACGTGACCTTCCCTCGGTGACAGAAGATCCAACTACTCCCGTATGGCCGGAAAAACCGGAAACGCCTACGGGTAAAACCGAAGGGATCCAGACCCCACACTTCGTGGCCACGTTAATGACCGAAAACAGTCAGTTACGGTCAAAGATCACAGCGCTCGAGCGTAAATCGACAAAACTAGAGCTCGATATCATCGACATGAAACGACGTATTCAGAGGGTAGAAACTTAGAGAAATGAAACGCTCTTTTCGTAAGTATGGATAATTTCGTCGAGGGTATAGGTCTCGCGAGTTCCATTTTAATCACGATCATGTTCGTACCCCAAATCGTTCACGTATACAGGACAAAGGATACAGACGCACTTAATTACGCGTTCCTGGGTATAAACATCGTCGCGAGTGTTCTCGGTCTCGTATACTCTATCTACTATACGGTCATTCCCATGATTGTCGCGAACACATCAGCTGGTCTTTTTTCCATATCCCTCATGACTATGAAACGATTAAATGGGCTTAAAGAACAGTCACCAGTATAAGATGGGAAGGAGCCTTCCCCGTCTCTCATAGCTCAGTTGGTTAGAGCGTGCGACTGTTAATCGCGAGGTCATCGGTTCGATCCCGGTTGAGAGAGACCCCCATCTTTTACGAGTGTATCCCACTCGTAAAAGATGTTTACTAATTATAGATGAACCAACATATCCTGACAGGCCAGGTTGATGTCACGAGTAATTTACACGTCGGGTCATCACACTTGTTTGTCGATACGACGAATAACCGGGTCGGTCTTGTCACGAATGATCCACATGCCGGGTTACATGTAAACAGTAACGCGTACGTGGATACCGATTTACGTGTAGGTTCGCAAGTCGAAATAAACACGACTCCGGGGCGTGTGAAAGCTGTGTCGTTCGAAGGGGACGGATCACTTATAAGGAATGCTCCTGTCGGGTCACTCGCTGTTCACAGCACGGATACGGGTTTACCCGGTACGGACGCGATTGTCACAAATGAGGGAACACCTACGGCCGCAGAGTTTAAATTTGTGATTCCACGGGGTGACGTTGGTGCGACGGGAGCAGCCGCGACTGTTGCGGTCGGCACCACGACAACCGGGGCCGCAGGATCGGACGCTTCGGTGACAAATTCGGGTACGACTTCCGCTGCCGTTTTCGATTTTACAGTTCCGAGAGGTGACCAGGGTATTCAAGGTATTCAGGGTATTCAAGGTGAAACGGGAACAGCTGCGACAGTGGCTGTCGGTACGACGACAACGGGTACTCCCGGAACCAATGCGAGTGTCACGAACACGGGGTCTTCATCGGCTGCGTCGTTTGATTTCACTATCCCGAGAGGTGATACGGGTGCTACAGGTCCCGCTGGAACGGTCGCGATAGGTACTACGACGACCGGGGCTGCGGGGTCATCTGCGAGTGTCACGAATACGGGAACTTCGACAGCTGCGAACCTCGAGTTTACTATCCCAAAAGGTGACCAGGGTATTCAGGGTGTTCAGGGACCCGCGGCGACGATCGCGGTCGGTACCACTACGACCAGCGCACCCGGTACAGACGGGTCTGTAACAAATAGTGGATCTTCTTCTGCCGCGGTTTTCGATTTTGTAGTTCCGAGGGGGGCTGACGGAACAAATTATTTCACGTTAAGTGGAAGTGATATTTATAGGTCCTCGGGAAATGTCGGGATCGGGACCTCGAGTCCGGAGGCAAAACTCCATCTTTATCAAAGTGCGGGTTCTGCGAATTTAGTAGAGAAACACACGAATGCGTCAACTGGTGACTATCAGCAGCACATAAATTATACCCACTACGCATCTGTTGCGAGTGGTGCGTCTAGAGATCCAGACAACTCTCGTGGATTGTGGATCGGTAATATGGTTGATGAGAATGATGCCTCACCAAGTGGAGCAAACTTTGCTGCATTCACAGACAGTTTTCAGTTCTATGCTGTAGCCGACAGAACAAAATACGATAGCTCACTGTCATTTACTTCTAATACAGATGACTTACTATATTCTGGTGGAACTTTTAATAAAGTTATGAGAATCAATGCAAACGGCAACGTCGGTATCGGGACGACGGATCCAGGTGCTCCTTTGGATGTGTTTGCACCAGTGGCAAGTGGGACACAAAGAACTGCATTGAAATTGACAACTCCTGAGAGCACCACAGGAACTGGTTGTAACCTTGACTTTTTCCAAAACACGGCAAATGTTGGTCGACTTGCCAGTGTATACGAAGCAGCTGGGCAGTTAGGTATGAGCTTTAGTACATGGAATAGTGGTCTTGGTGAACGTGTACGAATTGACGCATCAGGAAACGTCGGTATCGGGACGACGGACCCGGATGCAAAACTTCATGTAAATGGTGGTAATCTCAGAATATCCGCTGGGGCTGGTGGTGGGTTATATGATAATGGATACCAATGGTTAGAATGTGATAATGATGCGTCTTGGTATAGACTGACGAGGACAGCAAAAACGAATGGTATCGCTTGTTATAACGGCATCGCCATCAATCAGGAGGGTGGTCTCGTTGTAGGTTCGTGGGATAGCCCGAACGCTCTCGGTGTGGGGAATGGTAAGTTCACAGGCACTGTCACGGCGTCGACATTTAGTGCCACGTCACAAGTTTATCTCGGCACCTCGGCGAGTATCCGACAGTCATCATCAACGTGGACAGGTGACCCCGGAAGTGGAGTTGGGAAACTTGAATACCATTCAAATAGGTGGTATGTCGTAGCGGGATCAAATAGTACTGAACTTCTGCGAGTTCGTCGAGATGGGAGCGATAAATTCTTCATTACGAATGAAGGTAATATTGGACGTACCGGTCACAGTAATGGCTTTCTGGTTGGATCGTATAATAGTGTGGGGGCGAATGACACTAAAACAAACCCCATATACACGATCGGGTCAAGTTATATGCCAAGTGACACGTCTCTCAATAATATGTATGGGATAGGGTATTCACATGGAAACTTCACTTCAATGCTCACAAGTGGATGGGGGATGTATGTCGCATCAGATGGTGATGCTCGGATAGGTTTGAATGCCCAACATGGTCACATAAAATGTACAGGTCACGTATATTGTGGTAATACAGTGTATGTAGGCGGCTCCACATCGCGAGGTCTCAGATCAGTGTCTGGTAACTACGGAACCGTCCAGACAACCGGAGAGGGTGCCGGGAACCACGAAGGCTACTCCATCAATGGTAGATGGGTTTTTATGAGTGGAGACGCTAATTCATGTGGTATATATAATGATACTGATAATAAATGGGCGGTACTTTGTTACAGAAATGCTCAGGTTAGGTTGGATTATAACGGAAATGAAAAATTAAAAACGGAGGGTGGGGGTGTTACAGTTACTGGGGAAATAAACGCATCTGCATTTAGTACGAGAGGTACAGGGAGTTTCGGGTATAATTTTGACGGTGTTTTTATGAGACCAGATGGTCAGGTATATATTTCGGTAGATGATAATTTTTATTTTAGGGATAACGCCTCTACAAGTTCCAATTTGCGAAGACATCTTTTTGACACAAATAATGGCCATATTTATGCTGAAGGTACTGTATACTCTAATTATGGTCTTGATTATGCAGAATATTTCGAATGGTTCGATGGAAATCCAGACAACGAAGATAGGATTGGGTGCAGTGTAAGTTTGGTAGAAAATACGAATAAGATAAAAAAGTGTGAACCTGGTGAAATACCACTCGGTGTAGTATCTGGAACTTCATCCATGACAGGCGGTGGAGCGGGTATACACTGGAATGGGTATTGGAAAAATGATGAATGGGGAAGAGCGACGTATGAACAAATGGAAGACGATAACGGTGAGTTAGTATTCAATGAAGATGGAACACCTAAAATGAAGCGAGCTATAAACCCAGATTATGACGAAAATTTAGATAGCGAATACTTAACTAGGGATCAAAGAAAAGAATGGGCGTGCGTGGGTCTTTTAGGGCAGGTATTTGTGAAAAAGGGGGGTGTGACATCTAAAAACTGGATAAAAATGAAAGAAGTCGACTCCGTTAAAGATTTGTGGTTTATTAACGCCGTTTTCGTCGATAATGAAAAAATAGAAACCATCCAGTCTGACCTCCAAGCCGAAAAGGTCAAAACAAAGAACCTCGAAGCACTCGTCCTATCCTTGATTACACGTGTACAAAAACTGGAACAAAAATAAGTCGTACAACAATATGAAACTATCGGAACTCAAATATCATTGGAAGACAATCCGGAACTGTTTACACGTGTCAAGAGGTTGTTCACTTAAAGATCTACCGCGTATAAAAAGTATAAAATGTCCTGCATTGCTGCCCTCAAGCCTATCGTTACCGTAAAGCCCACGCCTCGGTCCAGGACCAGGTCCACCAAGACTCACGCGTCCAGAGGAACACCTCTCACGAAGATTGATCGCCCGAATGATTACCTCTCCATGGCGGAGCGTGTCAATGGTCGGGCTGCCATGATCGGGTTCACGTCTGCGCTCGTCGACGAACTCGTGACAGGTCACTCCCTCAGTACACAGTTCCAGGAACACATCGGTCTTACCGTTGCCGTGACCGCACTCACCTTTCTTGGTACCGCCGCGAACCCCGGTGATGAGGGCTATGTTCAGGGTCCCTGGAAGCCCGAGACCGAGCTTCTCAACGGACGTCTCGCCATGATCGGAATTCTATCGCTTCTTCTGACCGAGTCGATCAATCCCGGAACGCCCCTATTTTGATACTTAAAAATAAAAACGTAGTATAATATAAAAATGTCTGGTGGTATCGCCCAACTTGTTGCCATTGGTGCTCAGGATGCTCACATTGTGGGTAAGCCCGAGGTTTCTTTTTTTCGCTCGTCGTACAGACGGCACACGAATTTTGCACAGACTGTCGAGAAGCAGGTTATTCAGGGTAACCCCACCTCCAACGGTATGTCCACCATTCGCTTTGAGCGCAAGGGTGATCTTCTAGGGTACGTGTACATCACGAACCGTTCTCCCACTAATCACACCCGTGACGAATGGAAAAATAAGATCCAAAAGGTGGAGCTTCTCATCGGTGGCCAAGTTATCGACACGCACACCTCTGAGTTCTCTCAAGAGATCGTCCCCGCGATGCTCGCGCAGTCGTATTCCAAGTCTCTCGCCGCAAATGGCGATGGTGCCAACCCCACTCAATTCTACCCTCTTCGCTTCTCTTTCTGCGAAAACGCCCAATCCGCACTTCCTCTCGTGGCGCTTCAGTACCATGATGTCGAGATTCGCATCTCTTGGGGAACTCTCACCGCCTCTGATTACGAGGTTCATGCGCAATTCGTATACCTCGACACCGACGAACGCGCGGCTCTCGCGGCGGCTCCTCAGAACATGCTCATCACCCAGACCCAGCGCGCGATCGGGTCTGCGTCCGCTATTCAGGAGCTTAACTACAACCACCCCGTGAAGTTCCTCGCGACCTATAAATCTGGTGAGGTCGGATTCGCCGCTGGTAAGGTCAAGCTCCAGATTAACGGAACTGATGTCGGCGACGCTAAGCTCGCCAAACCTCACTACACGTCCGCGTCTCTGTACTACCACACCCCCTTCAGTACTTTCTCGGTGGATAACGACGAGCGATTCTTATACCCTTTCTGCCTTGACACGGCTAAGCTTCAGCCCACCGGAACGCTCAACTTCAGCCGCATTGATTCGGCTCGTCTCGTGACCGATTCTGGGGTGTTTGACACCGATACGTATGCAGTGAACTACAATATTCTCCGCATAGAAAATGGCATGGCGGGACTTATGTATTCCAATTAAATCCTATTATATATTACTATGTGGCTTTTACTATTCGCACTAGCGTTCATCTTTATAATTACATATGACCCCAAATCAAGAACACTTGAGAAGTATATTCCCAATGGGCCAGCACCTTGTAAAGATGGACATTATAACGAAGTTCAATTTGGAAAAACGGGCTATGAATGTCCGGGGAAAAAAACGACTCATTTGGGTGCGGTTATATCTACTTAAAAAGAAGAATGATAAGTAATATACAGAATGTTTACTTTTGACAGGGATACAGCTATCATTGCAGCTGTCGCGGTATGCATCGTCGCGACCATCTTCCTATACAGGGAGTTCAGCAAGACTAAGAACGATCTTTATGAGATGAAGAATCTCGTTGATAAGCATGATTCGTACATGTATTCTGAAGAACCCGACGATGCGGGTGATTATGGTGAAGTCGTAGAACAACCCGAGGTCCAGGAGACACCTCCTATTAAGCCGTCTCAGCCCATCGTCGCTCAATCCGCGCAGTGATTCCAATATAATACTATATGTAAATTATAGAAGCGATGAGCCATGAAAAAATACAAAGCCATCGCTATACCTGTAACATTTACAGGAAATGTACCCAGGTTTTTAACAGTCCGTGATAAAAGATTTAAGGAATGGATATTTGTGACAGGTGGTTGTAAACGACGAGAAGTATATTTTCCATTGCGTTGTGCCCTAAGAGAATTGCGTGAAGAAACGAGAGGTGTCATTTCTCTTAAAGAAGGTGAATACACATCGTATACGTTTAATATACAAGAGAGTGACACAGTCGAGCTCGAATACACAGTCTTTATACTATTTGTCGACTACACGAGAGATAAACAATTTGAATTAATCCGTCGTTTCAATGAAGAAAAATATAAGATGTACACAAAGAAAATACATGTAAAACGTTCGTATGATGAAAATGACTATATGAGTTTCGATACACTTCAGGAGTTTAATTCCAGACACAGGTGGAGTCGTATAATTCAAAACGTTATACAGAATACGGAGTTTTATAAATGCGTATCGTCACGAGATAGAAAATCCTTTTATATTAAAGAATGAAATCAAAAAGTTATATATTGATGCAAATTAAGGATATTATCATGACCAGAAAGTCATACACGGAACAAGAAGCTGAGGCGTATTTGGAAGGTCTCAGTGGTAAGACGGTGTATGAACTTCTGGTTCTTAAAAAGGAACTAGCTCATTCGACCGAGGAATATTTAGATATATCTTGTAATAGATCTATTTGGCATGAAGACTATTAAAAAAATAAATGCAATATAATTTAAGTGAGATGTTCAAGTCGTGGTGTCGCCGCCAGGGTTTTTACAATAACTCCAATTTATCACATGTGCTTATGGATGGTGGAAAACTGTCAGTTCCATTTGATAAATTGAACGATTTTTATGAAGAATATGTACGAGCTGTCAACGCCGACGAGAAAATTTACGTCGTTGAACAGAAAACGGACACGTTTAATTTTTTTGTCGATATGGACTACAAAGATGAAGAAGAAATACCGTTTGATCGATTAAAGGAAATCGTACGGATTATTTGTGATCGTGTATCAATTCTGGGTGGTAAAAATGCATTGATATCCGTTGCAGAACCTAAAACCAACGGTGGTCTTATCAAACACGGTATTCATATAAACTGGCCAGATTTCGTTGTGGATCATGGATCTGCCATGGCACTACAGTCACATATAGTATCTGCCTTAAAACTTATGTTTCCGACAAAAAATTGGGGTGATATAATCGACACTGCCGTGTATGGTAATGGTAAACGTAACGCGCGTGGGAGTGGGTTTCGTATGCCGTGGTCTTATAAACGTGCTAAACATGAACCGTGTGAGGGGCGGGGTTGTGAAGGTTGTGATAATACTGGACGTGTAACACAAGGGTTTTACTTACCCGTTCTCATGTATGAATATACGACCAGTAAACTTAATGACATGTTCAATACGAAGCCGAGTGTGGAAATCATGCATATGGCCACCACGCGGACACAAAATACAAATCCGATCATAATTACGGGTTCGAAACGTGAAGAAGGCTCGTTCACCCCTAAAGATATGAAAGATGAATTTTCCGATGAGGAAACCATTGGTCACATTCAAACTTTTATTCAAAAATATTTAGATGGACAGACCGAATCTGAGATAACAAAAGTATACAAAAAAGAAAATATTTACCTGGTATCTACAAATTCTAAATATTGTGAAAATTTGGGTCGTACACACGCATCAAATCATGTATGGTTCATGATTCAGGGAAATGTGATCATGCAAAAATGTTTCTGTACATGCCCGGTGATGCGGGGAAGAAAGTCTGGTTTTTGTAAAGACTTTGTGGGAAGAAAGCATTTCCTACCAGATAAAATTTATAATAAGATGTACGTGAACGGTTTTAAACAACCGACTTATTCATCGCCTCAAAATATATGTTCGACGTGCCCAGAAGAAAAGAAAACTGACCCACTGGAAGTGACCGGCTTGTTACAATCGTTCATAAATCGACATATGTTCAAAGATGTTAGCGTATGTGTCACGAGTATCACGAAAAAGGGTAAGACTTGTACTGTTTTCACCGACTATTCGTGTACAGAATGCAATACTAAAAAAATGAAATTAAAAATTGTAAAAAAGGAAATTGAACGGACGTGCTGCAAAGGTCGCAAACATATGCTTACAGATAAAATCATAAAGATATTATAGATGTTCACGCTCTTGTTCATCGTAGTTTTTATGTTTATCCTTTCACGGGTTACAAATGTAGATACGAGCATGCACACCGTAGACGAAATAATCAAGAGTATACATGCATATTCAGGCATAGATGAGAAAACATACGCATCTTTTTACGCTACAATTCAACAGGCAAAGAATCACCGCGAACATGTTAAAGAGGCACAGGATATGTTACACAAGGCTATTAACACCTTAAACGAAATCCCGTTATATATGTCACCTATAGACACGACCGTCCAAGATGAGATTGCATATCTGAGTCAAAAACTCGGTTACGAATTTGAACGTGTTCTAATGAACGAGGCCATCAACAGGGATTTAAAGTTCAAATCTAAATACATTTAAAAGATTGAGATCTTTATAACGTATATGGTTAATTATACTAAGACACGTTCCGGGCGTATCTCAAAGAAGCCTGAAAATTACGAACCAGATGAGATTCCAGAAGACGACTTTCTAGAGGACGAGTATGACGATGATTACGAAGAGAGTGCAGATGATGAAGAATTTTCGGAAAGTGACAGTGGGGACTTCACTGATGAAGACGAAGATGTCGATGAAAATGGAAACCTAAAGGATTTTATTGTTGACGATGATAGTGAAAGTTGTGAGGAAGATTAGGCTTAAAAAAATGGGTTATTTATTATAGATATGGAAACTGAAATAGGTAACCCGATCGAGTACACACCAGATATTCCCCGGGAAGATGTAAAGGAAGAAGAACCGAATGCACCGGTTATGGAAACGCCTTATTATTATCAACCCCCACCAACACCTCTACCACCTTACCAACAAACACACAACATAGACTTTTTTTCAAACCTTGATAAAACTGCTTACGTGGTAATATTCGTGGCATTCATTTTAGGATTTTTCATGGGAAAAACGATGCAGCCGGTCATTCTCCGGCCAGCTTGAAGCGTAACCTGAAAAATCTCCAGTAGGACCGTCTAACGTTTCAGTAAAGTAAGCTCTACTCACGATAACGGGATCTGTTAAATTATCATTTATCACATCCGTCGCCGTGACTGTGGAATTCGTTTTTTTATCATCTTCTGTGTTAACTAACAGCAAAATCACTATACTTGTCACTATTAATAATAAAATAAACGCAACAAGTATTGGATTCATAATATATAATTTCATTTTATTTCATTTTATAAAAGGTGCGTTTTATAAAATGAAAATTTTCAATAACAAATATTTCTACGCCTCTTCCTCTCCCTCGTTACCTTCCTCGATTACATTCTGAGCTTCACGCCACTTGCGACGTTCTTCAATTTCGTGCGCGACGACCGCATCAGCCTCCTTCACAAGCTCCTCCATGGGAGTATCCGGTTTTTCTTTCTGTAGACGCTCGATGATGTCGGCGGGGTGCGAAATGGGTGGCTCGTCAGGCCTGGAATAAAACTTCGAGTTCTCGTCACCCGGTTTAATGAACGAAGTTTCACCCGAAATTTTGGTACCCATCATATCACGCTTACGCTCCTCGAACATCTTTGCAGCCATGGCCTGATTCTCGCGATATCCAGTCATGAGAGTCTCGAGTTTTTCGTTGGTGTAATGCGCATCTTCAATCTTTGACGGGTCGGGGGGAATAAGTAGCCATTTGTACATATCCACGACATAGATGTCAAACGTTGGGTCCTCTCTCTGAAGACGTTTGGCGTGATTGGCAGCCTCATCACGAGTCGCGAATGCACCCCGAATCTTAATCCCAAACTTATCATTCCTTTGGGGAGCCTCTGGTCCTACAACGGATAGGCACGCGAATACCTGGCCGGGGACAGTCGTGTAGTCTTGTTCAAGAGACATTATACCTGTAATTACGTCAAAAACTTTAAATACATTTAACCTAAGTAGTTTAAAGTATGTACGCGAGAAACTAACATGGAAGAACTTCGTAAACTTCATAATGTCGAAAAGCGAGCTCTCATCGAGAAGTGTACGAGGAAGGGTGACAGTATCCTCGACGTAGGTTGTGGGTTCGGTGGGGATCTTCAGAAATGGTTTAGTGTTGGCGCGAATATAAACATGTGTGAACCTTCAATGGAAGCTTTAGATGAGGCCAAGTCACGCGCGAAGAATATGAAAATGCGGGTAAATTTCTACCACGGCGACATACACGCATGCCCAAACAGAAAATATGATATCGTATGTTACAATTTTTCTCTTCACTATATTTTTCAGACGCGTGAAATATTTATGAGCACGCTTCATGAAATAAAAAAAAGAATGAAACCCGGTGGTATTTTCATGGGAATTATCCCAGATTCGGAAAAGATTATTTTCAAAACACCGTACATCGACGATAAAGGAAATTTTTTTAAAATGAAGGGAACGAGTAGTGGTAATTTTGGCGAAAAATTATTTGTGCATTTAATCGACACACCGTATTACGCTGATGGTCCAAAATCGGAACCTGTGGCCCATAAGGATCTATTAGTGACACACCTGGAAAATAGCGGGTTTTCCCTCGTTTCATGGGAAGGTCTCAAGGGAAATGCTATTTCCGAAATGTACAGTAAATTTATCTTCGTATATAAAAATGATACTACTGGTCGCGTTATTCATAGTTAACTTTTTAATATTTATGTATACGAAAGATGACCAGCGTCTTGTTGATGTAAAGGAAAAATATAGGACACTCAGGGAACACCTCGTCAAAACTGGTGACCCCCATTACAATATGTTACATCGCGAAATTCCCATAGTCGCACATACGGGTAAGCCGTCGGCAGTCGGGTATAATACTAACAAGGGTGAAGAGATTGGTCTGTGCATAGATGGTACACCAAACGAGATTTTCCATGTTTTGTTACACGAACTCGCTCATTGTATGGTGAAAGAGTATTCCCACAGCGACGAATTTTGGGAACGATACGAAAAGCTGAAAAATGAAGCGGTCGCGATAGGTGTGTATGATTCTATACGTAAGACGACACCATTCTGTGGACAGGAGATACGCGATAAATAATATATATGTATTATAAATGAGTTCTCAAAAAAGAATCCTGGACCTGGGAATCGCTATGACCCCCTGGTTTATCATCATGTTTAGCATGAGTATCATACGTATGGAATTTGATTACTGGATCAACATGAGTTTACTCTCTGTGGTTTACCCGGCGTTGATTCATTACCTGGGTCAAAGCAACTTATTGCTAGGTCTGACACGGGGTAGTCTTTTAGTGACTTTGTCTGTCTCTGTATTGACATTGATTACTTTAACTGAGGGCATAAAATGGCCAAAGTTAAAACAAAGTTTTAAACAGTACGGCAAGGATCCCAAACTAACTGCCATTGCCACGTCCGCAGTCATGGTGACGACCATGCTAGGCTTAATTGTGGCTCAGTACACTATCGGTGAGAGTATGTTTCAAATGTAACGTCGAAGTACGAAAAATATGATACCGGCGACAGCACCAGTCGATGCGATACCGACTAGACTGCGTCCACCCTGAGCATTAAGAAACTTAGGAACCGTGTTCGCGAGCTTTTCTTGAATGGGCTTGCTAACAGCGACACCAGTACACGCGACAACCAAGAGTGCGTGAAACTGTTCGTCGGTCAGGTTGAATGGATTTTGCTTACCAGCCTTCTTGTGTGTTTCCTCAGTCTTCGCCTGACCGGGTGCAATGACACCTTGTCGAGGGAGTTCGACGCGTGGTTGAACATCGAGCATACGGGGATCCATCGCCATCGCGGGGGGTTCACTCATTTGCTGCTGGGGACCTCCCATGATATCGGAGATGGGAGTAGAGTCCATAGTATCTTTCTCTTCACGCACATTTTTTTCATGGAAATTTTCAGGCACGAATGTGGTTGATTGATTATTATTAATAGGAACCATTCCAGAAGCAGTTTCTGATAGATTCATTGTGGGAATATCCGACATTATACAATGATCATAGTTTTTTTCATTGCGCTCACGCCGCATTTTCGAAGTGTATTAAAATATAAAGTCGTGTATTGTACATGACGATCACGTGTTCGCACATTGATCCCGGAATGCACAAATATAAACTCAATAAAATCCGTGTGAATGTTCTCGAAGGAATGTATAATAAAGCACATATTCAACCTGAAAGGAAGAATATCGACAACCTGAGACTTCGCCTGAGATTTAAGGAAGCTATCAAAGAGGCTCATGAGATATGTTCAAATACCAAAAACTCTTATGAATGTCACATCGCGTGGCATGAAGTCGACGAACTCGAAGACTCGATGATGCGTCAAGATCTTAAAGAATGTGAGTGATATTCTAATAAGTGATGGACATAGAACAGATAGCCTCGTCTATATACGACACCCTAGGTCCGGGGTATAGTGAACGAGTATATCACAACGCCATGGAAATCATGTTACGTGAACGTAATATACCATACGAATCCGAACGTATTATACCTATCGAGTTTCATGGACACACTATAGGTAATTTACGATCCGATATCGTCGTAGACAAAAAGATTGTACTTGAATTTAAAGCTGTAAAGGCGCTGAACGAACATGCAGATATTCAGGGGTATAATTACCTTCGACTAACTGGGTTATGTACGGCATATCTCATTAATTTTCCACCCGTTAAAAATGGTAATGTTGAAATCAAAAAAATTACCACGGAATATGACTAGGGTTAAATCTACAAGACTCTTTCAAAAATGAAACAAACAGTATCAAGTCTGATTCCGTTTTGATAGAATCTAGAATGCTGTTTACATATTTGTTATATTTGTGGTGCGGCCCCGAATGTATGAGACGATCATCACGCACGTTGAGTACATGTTTTCCATGTAACGTGGGTAACATTATTATGTTTGAACTCGCGTTTACATCGTAGCCATATTTCTGAATCACATCATGTGTTTTGAATTGTTTAGGTATAACATGGTGATCTTGTACGAGCCCTCTCATATTCCATCTCGATTTAAAAGATGATCTCGACACTGAACCGTATCTCATATAATACTATCACTTTTTAGTTGTGTGATTGTGACACAACTAAAAAGTGATCCAAACGGGGCTCGAACCCGTGACCTTGGCGTGCCTCATATGAGTGTGAACTCACTAATGTATAACATGTATAAGCACCACGCTCTAACCAACTGAGCTATTGGATCTTTCTTGTATCTAATATACTCTCGTAGTCTTTAAGTGTAATTACATTATACGGTTGGTATATATTCCCAAGCTAGATCGGCACATATTTTTTTCCATATGAGATCCTGTTGATGGAGCTTCTCTTTCGATTTTAGTAACGGAAAATACTGCAAATATGAATCCTCACTTAGAAGTTCACAGAATTTATACAAAACATACGAGTAACTCAAGAAGTTTTTACGCTCCGATGGACAGTTATCATCAAATGGTTTTTGAATATCTTTAAACATCATGCGTAACTGCTCTTCAAGTTCCTTTGGCATCTTGGGTGGTTTTATTCCACTCAGTATATTCGTTATATATGGTACGTGTTCGTAATACTTATTAAGTTTCAACTTTTTGAGGAGTGCGCGAACGCGTGCATGCGTGATTTCGGTGAGTGATTTAATCTTCATCTTTTTGAATTCATTTCGTAATTGGGAAATTACTTCTTGTGGTATAGTAGTCGTTTCTTGTGCCTGAAACTGTGAGAGCCATTCGTTAAAATGATTGTCTCTCTTATACGAATAATTAACTATCTTCTCAGAAGTCTCCTGCTCTTCTTTATACGTGAGTTCCTCACTTATCAAAATTTCGACGATCGCTCCGCACCCGTCGCATACCATCTCACTCGTATCACTGAAATGGAATATGTTACTATCTGGGCATGTAGAACAGGTTGTAGAAAAGCGCTCTATGGGTCGATCGATTGTTTGTTTTTCTACATCTATTAAATAGTCTACGAATATATCTCTCCTCTTTAATCCGGCAGTCTCCTTACATTTGAATATGTTATCCGTGTGTGTCTCTTTAATGGTATCGTCTGTGTATTGTTTCATATACGGCATACAGCGCATAATATAATCAGACATTTCAGCCTCATATAGTCCTCGTCTAAGTGGGTCTTTTTCTATTTTTTCCATCCATTCGTTTATTCGGTTGTTATATCTACTTAAAAAATTACCCTCCATTTATATTAATGAAATTACTTCACTCGTTTTTAATTAACGCAATTTATAGAATTAATCAAATGATTAAATTTTTATTTCATAATAATGATTTCACTGTGATTAATAGGTGTATCGAGTACACGGTTGACCATTCGAAGAAAGAAGATGATATTATGAGTGTGTTTTGGGAAAATGAATCTATGGCATGGGTCGAAGAATCAAGTGAATATTTCACCGACTTTAAAGAAACTGATAATATTAAAAACCCTCCTTCGTGTGTTACAAAACACGTGGTACGGTATAAGTTTTGGTATAACAACAAGATTTATAAATTCTTGACGTATGACCTCGATTTCAAATGGCCGCCAGTCAAATCCGCGGGTGTAAACTTTAACATTCCTTTGTCGAGTGCTCAATTAATGGATTGTGATGACAAGCCAGTGAAAGACATGCTCTCCAAAATAGGACGATACGCCGGTCCGTTTAATGATTTTTATAAAAGTAATGTGAAAATAAAAGACATGTTATGGTACAATGACGAAACGAGAAAACATGTACCGACTATTAAACTAAGAAATCGGTTTGGTATGACTAAGGTAGTCTCCACCGAAACGGGATTGCTTACTGATCTTCGGATACCTTAGTTGCCAAATAGAATTTCAGTTCGCCAAGATTTGCCACATTATATTTCAATACCAAAAACCTGTTTTGCTCCTCCTGCATGATCTGTACAGTAGAACACATACTCGTCGCCTTCGTGAAAATGTTCATATACTTGAGTGAATACGAACCACACATCCTAGGCGATTCATCTGTACACTCGATGACAGTCTCCTGATTCGCAAAATCACCGCACACTGAAAGTTTGAGTTTCTTTCCTTCGCGCATAATCTCAATCTCTTCTCCAATGTTTGACATGTCCCTGCACATACGCTGGAAATCAACTGATGGCAAAGACGTGTTCATAGTCATGTGAACATCTGGAACCTCAATCTGATTTTCGTTGATGTCAAGAAGTTTTAGAGCAAACTTGGTACACGTTTTTTTACTCTCGCTATGAATTTCAATATTCATATATTCTTTGGAATCTATAGATATCGCTAGCACGTCATTATTCGTGATCGTCTTCAGAAGTTTGTGCATGTTTGACATATTCACACCGGCTTCCAAATCTTCTGTACACGAATACTCTTCGAAATTATCAGCCGATAAAAACATATCAATCAACGAGGTTCGAGCGGTGTCGAGTGTGACTATATACATTCCGTCAGTCTTGAAATAAATATTCACATCATTGAGAATGTCTTTCAATACCTCGAATGTCGACTTAAATGCACTCGCCTGTATAGTTAATAGCTGTAACATCTCTCGATAATTTTATAATTATTTCTTTATATCAGTAAATGCGTCAGATACGGAACGACTTATCTTTTCCTGAAGTTCGGGTGTCATAGCGGGCTGAAGAGATCTTCCATATTCGTCGAGGCCGAACATCTGATTATTAGACTCGCCGGACAGGGTTGTCATGTTAAACGAACTGAATCCACACGTTTCCAGTTCTTGCACAGGAAGAAGAGATTCAAGCCAGTTTTGTATTTCTCGACCGACGAGTAGCTTTCCGTTTTGTGTCAACATCGTGGGAACGCGGGTGATTTTACTCGCATACTTAGCGGGAATCCCAAGTTCGTTAACATTATGGTAGCGCACAATCTGTTTGAGCTGAGAGTGTGAATTAATGTAACCAATGACATCGTTACTATGCTTACACTTGGGACTGAACAATAGTAGAGACATACCTGTTGTATTATTGCAAAAAAAATCCAAAAAATACACACGACTTTTTTTATACCTATATACTAAATGACAAAAATCGTTCTAGTTATTTTGATAGCCCTCGTGTTATATATGATGTCCAGGACGAAGGAAAAATTTGGGTATTCCGGGTATAACAAACCCGTGAAGAATGTTATCCTAAACGATTCCTCCCCCAACATGGACGACTACTCTGAACTCAATAATATCAATATTTCCAACGATCTCATGGAAAAATTTGTACTCGCGTCTAATAAGTATGTCGGTGAAAAGGCGGGTTTGTGCACATATGTAATCGAGACGACAAATGTGAAAAAGTTTAAGCACAAGAGCAAGAACCACGAACTGTATCAGTGTATGTTCATGTTCATGCGTCAAGGTGGGTTCTCGTTCGGGTTTTCTGCTGTTGTAGACATTCTCGTCGTGTCGGGCGAAGTTAAAATTCAGGGTGCGCGAACCCAGCCTCTTAATGTAGTCCCACCTAATGATCTATCACCGTTTCAGTCGTCTATAAAAGGTCAAGAGTTTGTAAAATTCGATACGTTTGATAAAGGTGAGTTGGATTTGATTAAAAATAACTCTAAATAATTGTAATGATATCTGTCGACGAGATTTCGCATATGGCAGATAAACGAAATCGAATCAAAAAGGAAACGTACACGAAGATATACGAACAAATATCTAGAAAAATACGTAGAACTGTAGAGGCCCGCGGTAAGAGCACTATAGCAGAAATACCCAGCTTTTTAGTTGGATTTCCGTCATTTGACAAATATAAAGCCGCTAAATATTTAAAGCGACAACTGGAGAATAACGGATTTAAAGTCACCGTGACAGGCGATGTATTACTTGTCATATCATGGGAAATTAAGAAAATCGCTAAAAAGGACCAGGACCAGGAAACGGAAGACAACTTCCCGACCCTGATAAACTTACGAAAGGTTGCAAATAAATACAGGGGATATGCGGGAAACGGTTAATAAAAAAAGTTGTGCATATCATAAATGGATAACCTTAATATCCTAGTCGAGGCTAAGCGTGAGTATCTTGAACAACTTTCTATTCTCATGTGCCCCGCGATGATAGACGTTTTTGATGCCATGTATCAAGAGGCACACAAGTTGTCGAAGGGGCGCAAAGTTTTGCTAATGTTCCAGCAGCTACTTCGAGATGTCCCTGAATGGAATGAAACAATGGCCAAACAGCACACAGATAACATCGCCAACAGGTGTTCGTGGTTCAAAAATCTAGTAGCTGCGGTGTTTGTGAGTTCTGTAAAGATATTATCGGCCGTGCGTCTCAGTAATGATAGTAAGAAATTGTCTGTTAAGCTTCCGAGCAATGAACTCTTCATTCACAGCTGCTATAAAAATGGAGCCAGGGATTTGTACAAAGACCCTTACATATTCACGGAAAATCAGTCAGAACACGATAGAAACGATAAATTATATGAAAGGTTAGCCTTATGCATCGAAAACACAGTCAAGGAACTTATCCCCGTTCAGGACATTCTACAGACTTATATGACTGATCAGCCAGATGAAATCATCAATCCGAGCGAAATGGACATGCAAGGTGATGATGTGGAAGAATATGATGACAGTTCGGGTGGTGTGGACCCCGCCGAGAATCTCGTGGATCCAATGGGATCCACAGGGGAAACCTTGAATCCCGAACCCCCGACAGAGTCGACACCTAGTGAGGGGGTTATGCCCGATTTCGACCCCGATCCAGTCGACGAAGAACCACAGAACCTCACTCAAGAGATTGACCGTGAACCCCAGCGAGACCCTTTTGAAGACGAGTTTAGAACGATCAAGTCTTCGCAGGCTCAGCAGCAAGCGCCGAGTTATGACGAGGGTGAGGACCTCTTCCCAGATGCATCTGAAACCAGAACAAAAAAACTTAGTTATTAGATATGGACGAGTACTTCAGAGATCCGACGTCATCAGCAATCATCGCTGCACTGATAACGGCCTTATACATTCACGGAAAGGCTCGTTTAAACGACGAAGGCGCCCTAACAACGAGCGCATATGTAAAGCCGGCTATCCTAAATGCTATATTAGTATACTTCATAGTCTCGAACGGTATCGGAAAGCGTGAGACTATATCAACAGACCCGTTCTAAAATACATAACTTAAAGATTAACCCCATATTATTAGAAAATGACTTCGGTTACCGCTTTTAATGATATGATGGGACAGTTCCTCGCCGAGCTTCACATGTCTTTTCCCGAGGAGAAGAGTATCAAGAAGTACATGACCGCATTCGAGATGATGCGAACCACCAACGCCCGTCTAATTGTCGATGGGTTCATGGCTGCCATCGGACCCCACATGGATAAGATTTCCGGCAAGGACGAGTCGTTTTTCATTGAAAATTCGGAATCTATTGATTTCTTGAAGGATATTAACCTGCAGAAGATCTGGCCCCTAGCTTCTGAGAGTACGCGCGATGCGATTTGGCAGTATATTCAGACTTTGTATATGCTCGGCACTACGATCACGTCTATCCCACCGGAAACACTTTCGATGATCGAGAATGTCGCCAAACAGTGCGCTGACAAACTTCAGGACGAAGGTGGTGACATTGACGAGTCTCAACTCATGAAGTCCATGCAAGGTCTTCTTGGTGGTATGATGAAAAAATAAAAGTTTATTAATATAAATGGCAACTCGGTCCGTGTTTAATGAACCGAAGGAACTTTTTAATAAAAATGAAATTCTTAATTTCTGGCCAGTTGAAAATCAAAGTGCAGCAGACCGTGTAAATGCGACAACTCGCTTTGTAGTGTATGCAACCTGTATCTTATATCTGATTAGACGCGATATACGGGTATTTATTCTTGGAATGACTGCAGTGGGTGTTCTTTATGTTATGGAAAGGTCGAATATGATAAAAGAGGGGCGCGTACGACCAACTAAGACGACGAGTGAATATAAGTCCCAGTGTCAGGTACCCACTAAAGACAATCCCATGGGGAATGTCCTCATGAGTGATTTTACCGACCGCCCCGACAGGCCATCTGCGTGTGATGTCTCCACAGTTAATGATGATATCAACTCTATTCTTTTCGAACGCATTCCGTATGGTCCTACCCGTTCTCGTTCGTCTATGCCAGATGTTCAGAGGAACGCGTACGCACGTCAGTTTGTGACTTCTCCCGTTTCGAGTATCCCAGGTGACCAGACTGAATTTGCGGAATGGTTATACGGTGAAAAGAACGCACCTATGTGCAAATCTGATGGGACGATGTGCAGCCCCAATGCCCGGGGTGTCCAGTTAGAAGCGTTCGGCGGTTTGGATCCGAGTGGTGACATGCGTTCTGGTATGTTCGGTGGCTCTGGAAGAGGGGCTGGCACAGTCAGTTCGAGTTTCGGGTAGATAATATTCTCATGTAATAATAAATGGCGTATCAGCTCCAACCTGGAATGAAATTGGTTGAAAACCCGGTAGTACCCCCAGTGTGTGCGACCGAAGAAATTTTCACGTACCCCAAACCGAGTTCCCTGAATTATGGTTCTCGTCCCAATACCATGTTATATGGTACAGCTCCGTTTATGGCTGGAAAGGGTGCACCAGCCGAGTTCATAGAGACGAGTGATGCCCTACGCCCCCAATCCACGAGTCAGTTCAATAAAATTGTTTCTCAGACGTACGAGAAGAACCACTTCCCCCTCCAACACATCACATGTGGAATTCCCCTTAGGACCCAGACGTACGAGCCAGCTAGCACGCGAGCTGATATCCAGAACGCGATATTTAATGTGCGATACCAAAATTAAAAATCTCAATAAGATGTAAGAATGGCTGATCCAGTGTCTATACTTGCGGTAGCCGGTTTGGCATATGTAGGAAAACGTCTGAGTGACAGACCTCTCGAAACGTATGAAACAGAAGAACCACCAGTATATACCCCCAGGCCTCCAGTTGAAGTTAAGATGCCCGAAATCATAAACGAATCTAACGACCGCCTTCCCTTGCGGAAAATAGAAATGTCTACATTTGCCGATATAGCACCCCAAATACGTACGAACGGCGGAGAAATGCTTTCTATGCGCAATCGAATGTATGACACGGGGCGCATGAACAATTTGTCTCCAGTCGAAAAGCAACTTGTCGGCCCCGGTATTGGCGTAGACGCGTCTGTCCCCGCTACAGGTGGTTATCAACAATTATTTCGTGTGAACCCTGAAAATGTCGGTGCGCACCGTCTCACCACGTTACCCGGTCGCATCAACGCCGGTGGTGATATTAACGGTGGCCGTCGTGGTGTGATGGGTCAATTTGCACAGAACCGACCGGAAAAGACGGCGCATCTCGCATCTCGTCGCCCAGAAGTGTTTGGGCGCGCTCAAGGTATGTCTGGGCTCGTGCCTCGTAATGAACACGAACGCACGAAGCGTCTTACAAATCGCTCCGAAACTGGTAAACGAGACGATGCTCTTAATTACGCCGGCGCTAAGCGTATCGTATCTGGAAGTACGCTGGCTATGGATCCCACGCGCAATAAGAAGGACGGTAACGTCGAACAGTACCAATACTATAACCAACCCGGACCTAACATCAACAAATATTCTCACGGTTATCTCTCCGCCCCGGGTGTCAAGATTGGAGAATCGCGCGTATACGGTACTCCCCACACGGTGGAACAGCTCAACAAATACGGTTTCAGGCCAGAAGATAGACGAGGCAAGGCTAACCGCAATGGTAACGCTGGTCGCATGAATGTCAGGGCTGGACCTCTCAACCAAAATGGCATTCCGACAGCCATTCGTTCTGATACAACTCGGATAGATGGACGTATCAACCCAATCAACGGTGGCTGGACACAGCAATACACGAACGACTCCTACCATCAACTTAACGCGTACAAAAGTCGCGAGAACCCCTACGCGCGAGCCGATAGTTTGAATGTGGCGAAAAAACAAATGAATAAGAATCCGTACGCTCAGACGTACTATTGATTAATTAAATAAACAAACCGTGAAATAACATTCATTAAAATATTATCCATATATTTTAATGAGCGTGTACACGTTAGATATAGATAGCAGTGAGCGAAATCCGGTCACGTTTCCTAACCCAGGGGATTATGAAATTGAATTAAAAACACCCATATATGACGTAAGTAAAATTTCCCTAATCTCAGCACGTATACATAATAGTCAATTACTCGTGCATGAAAGAAATAATTCGTTTTCAGTTAATGGGTCAATTATTACGTTGAGTAATGATAATTATAGTGGTAAAACGTTGGCAGCAGAACTCGTTTCTAAAATCCCTGTCATCACATCTGCAGTGTATGATTCTGGGACAAACAGTATAACCATGGAAGGATCGTCTCAGTTCACGTTTGAATTTTATGGTGGCCATAATGGTTACGCAAACGCTGATAATGGGTACACGACGCCTCACGATGTTCTCGGTCTTCCGGCGAGTAATGTTTCGTCTACCGGAACCACTCTCACGACCGGTAGTATAAACTTGCAGGGGCCAGATGCTATGATTATCAAACTAAGCAGTGGTTCTGACGAGTTTAATAAAACTGTATTTTCGGAAACACCCTTTTATACAGGGCGAATACTTCTATGTGGCGACGCTACCAATTTTTCGGGAAAGGACGATGCGGTCGATCATTATTTCCATTCTGGTGTGCAAAAAACCATATCTCGACTCAGAGTGCAGTTTTTCTACAGTAGTAACAACCGAATTATACCGTATGATTTCAGACATGCTAACCATATAATAAAACTCGCGATTGACTGCTCGACTGATAAATTAACTACGACGACGAAAGTTAAAAAAGATTTCTCGTTACCCACACCTATGCGCATCCCTGATATGGAAGATCCGAATAGATGGACACCGATTATGTACATAATTATAATAGTTGTAACGGGTCTGATGTTTTTGTTACTTACAAAACCCAGACGCCCAATTAACGGCTGACCGCGTAGACAACAGGGGCGGGCTTCTTGACACGCGAGGAGAGGCGAGAAATCACCATGTAGACGATCACCGACAGGAGAGTGGTGAAAAGGGCAGTGAGGGCGTAGTTGAGACCACCGTTCTTCTGAACCTTGATGATTTGGTGAATGGACCAGCGAACGAGATCCATCCAGGAAAGCGCCGCAGCGAAGGAGAAACCAGCGACAACCGCGTTAAGCGACTGAGCCTCAAGTTCACGAGAGATAGCAATCAGGGCTTCGGTGGGGTCGGTAGACATTTTACTATAAATAAATATTTTTATTCCGGGATCAAATCTTCGAGTTCTAATATTTTTTTATATTTCCGTCCGTCGTAACCTTTTACATTCCGTACGGAAATTTCATCATCATCTGTATCTGACCCCGATTCAGATGATGAATCATCACTCGCTCTGAATCTTTTGTATTTAACATCCGTCCAACCCTCAGGGTCCGATGTGTTCATTACTATCAATAGCATTTTTTATCATTTCTTCTGACGGGTTTGTCGGTTTCCATGCTTCCCACGCTTCATACGCTTGATTGATCTCCTTCATTTGAATATTATCACCCGAATACGCCTGAAATTGATCTTCTTCATCGTCGACAATCTCCACGTCTGACTCTTCTGACTCCGTTTCGTAAATTTCTGGAAAGTATGTCCCGATCTTCTTTCCTACTGAATTCATCGCACAATATTTCATACAATATTCCAAGTCTTTAGCGAGAATGGTTTTTCGACCACACGCTTTTGCATATTCGCCTGAAAGAACGATCGCTTCTTCCAACACAGGTGTGATGATATCAACTGCTGATTGAACCACTGTCGAAGAGAAGTCGTACCCCTCCATTTTCGTATCTTAATATGTTATAACTGACTGTATAAACTCTAAGCTCTCTTTTATCGGATTTTCCATTTAACTTCAATTTTAGCTTTTGTTCTTTTACCAACGAGAAATTTCGTTGACCGGTCGGATACCAGCGTTCAGGTTCGAGAGCGAAGCTATACGAGTAAAAACGCCTGATGAGTTGTGTCCTAGAGTGATGGATCCCACTCTGTACAGCTCGCATGGAAATGACGTTCCCTGAAAATTCGTCAATCACTTCTTCGTCATTTAGAGAAACCGTGAGTCCCTTGAGATGTTCGTAATTGATATATTCGAGTTTACCATCTATCTCTATAATTTGTGCGGTGTGATCATAATCAAAAATAGTCGAATTGTCACGCTTTAGAACGAAAAACATCTCCTTTACGGGGTTTATAAACTCTGTTTTGAAGGATATGTCTTGTACATCAACTCCATGCGAACTCGGGATTGCGAAATTTTGATTTTGTACCTGTGTTATAATGTGATCCTGATTAATCCTGGATATCTTAACACGTTCCTCATCGCCGAGTGCTATGAGTTCAGTCTCGAGTACGATTGAATTTATACCAGGTTTATATAGGATTGATCCGGATACTATGTTAATAGTTCCACCCATACCCGTATGGTTATTACAGTAATAATACAACGTTGACGGTGTATTGTCGTCAACTGTTATCGTAATGAGTTCGGAAGAATAGTCCGTGCCGGTTTCATATGCAGGTCCTTCAACATTTTCGGAAAATCTAAGTGGGTGGCTCCCATTTGAAGTATCGGTCTGATCGAATGTGTATGTAAAACCGCGATATAACGTGAGAGTGGGCTGTATTGCACCGTCTATATAAAAGGCGCCACCACTTACAGTCACGGCGAATGTCAGATCGGGTGTCGTTGGCAGTCCTAGTATGCAATCTTCACGCTTATTAAGTTCTATCTCAAAGTGACATTCTTGCGTTTTTAAAGCACATAGTGCCACGGCGAGTTCAGGATTATTATAAAAATAAAATGGGATATCAACAATACACGTCCGTGGTTTTGTGGCGTCACCAAGATACTCTTTTATACTGGGATCGTCAACTTTTGTACCAGAAAAATCGTTGGGAAACTTGCCAATTAATTTCGATAAATTAACCTGCTTCGCCTGTGTCACATAATTTTCAGAGTAGATTTGTAAAAAGTCACACGGTATGCGCTGAATGTGTTGACCTCCGATGAACATATCGACATGTTTAATAAGAGCGTGTCCTATGGATTCGATGTACTTATAATAGTTCGAACCATCGTAAAGTTTCGGTATTTCGAAATATAGGCGGACTGATGACATTAAATCACCGACACCTTTCGGTATTGTGCATTTTAGGGTATGACCATAGTCTACTTTGCCGTGAAGTTCATGTTTGACGTTATACATAGAGAATTTCGAATGTTTCCTGAAACTCTTTATAAAGTGTGAAAAGTCGGGGTTATCTGTAAAATAGGCGTCGTGTGCACCTTTTGTGGCGAGTTGTACACGTCCCGCCATTTCTATTATTAGTGTTTAAAATTTTAAACCCGCTAACCCACTCTGAACATGTAGAATGTTGTAATTTAAAGCGTATACATCTAGATTTATGTTACGCGTACTAGACGTTTCTTCAAGTTCCACGTCCAACTTTTTATGAATAATTCGACTCATGTTTAATTGCCCAGATGGGTAATATTCTTCGGGTTTGAGAGCGAACGAATGCATGTAAAATTCATACGCTGGATTTGGGCACCCGGTGTGATACTGCAGGGATTCGTGATACGCTGCGTATAGGCCACTCTTGTCGAATATTTCTTCACCGTTACACTCAAATTTGATGTTCTTGATCAGGCGGTGGTCTGATCGTTTACCTTCGTAACGACTCGAAAACGACTGATCCGGTGATGATGTATCAAGTAGCTGGTCATTATTTCCAGATTCTTCCTTCGCTAAGAAGAACATCTCTTTCACTGGATTCACAAACTTTAGCAGGGCCGATTTCTTCGATTCGCTGGGTTTAAATTTAATTGTCGATTTCTGTAATTGTGTGATGATGTATTCCATGGGGCGCGTCTTTAGAAAATTTCGTTCATCTTCTGTGACGAAAAAGAAATCCGCTATCAGGGATATGTCCCTAATGCCACCGTCCACATTAATTTCCCGTGTGACATTATTACCCGATTTTGTATATTTGAAACTCACATCGTCGTCGACGTTCTTAAATTTAATGTACACTTCCACGAGTTGTTTGGTTATGGCACAAACAGGAATGGCCAAACTCGAATGTCTGAAGAAGTAAAATGGTAAGTTAACATAAAATGTATTATACGAATTACTGACGTTTAAATGATTATTGTGCCCGCTGAGAAAGTATAGTGTTTGTTCCAAATCGTCCGTGTTGTTGTGTAATTGGTTATACATGTTTATATAATCACTCGTGATACGTTCGATCGTTTGTCCACCTATACGCAAATCTACGTATTCGATAACGTTTGCCGCTAGTGACGTGTTATATAAGTTTGATACCAGGGGGTCTTGTGATTCGGTAAGTGGGTCGAGTGTGATCTTCAGCATTATACTACGAATGAGATCACCTACGTTACCCGGAATTCTAACCTCTGCGTAACCACCTAATTTTTTTTCACCACCGGCGGGAATTTCTACAGCTTCCGTTGCGAACCGAGTATGTTTTTTATAGTTCATGACGAAATATGAAAATTGTGGTTCGCCAGTGAGCCATTGGTCCTGAATACCTGTGACAGCGAGTCTGACACGCCCCGCCATTCTTAATACATGTGAGTAAAATTTTATCAAATAAATCATGGCACTATAATAGATGGATCTGAAGCTTCGGAAGTTTAAACCGGAAAATATAGCAGACGACAAAGTTTGCATTTTTGTGGGTAAACGTAATACGGGTAAATCAACACTCGTTACTGATATATTGTGGCACAAAAAACATCTACCCGCAGGTATAGTATTGTCTGCGACAGAAGAAGGTAATCATTATTATCAACAGTACATTCCGGATCTATTCATTTACGGTGATTATGACAGGGAAGCCATAGAGCGTGTAATGGATAGACAGCGTAAACTAGTCGGAGCAGGAAAAAAGAATTGTGGTGCATTTCTACTTCTAGATGACTGTATGTACGATAATAAATTCATGCGCGACACATGTATACGTCAATGTTTCATGAATGGTAGACATTGGAAGATTTTTTTCATGTTGACCATGCAATACTGTATGGACTTACCACCAGCGCTTCGAGCTAACGTGGATTACGTGTTTATTCTCAGGGAAAACATTATTCAAAACAGAGAGAAACTTTATAAATCGTTTTTTGGTATTTTCCCTAATTTTGACATGTTCAACAAGGTCATGGACGCTTGTACAGAAAATTACGAATGTATTGTTCTCGATAATACATCTAAAAGTAATCGAATCGAAGATTGTGTTTTCTGGTATAAGGCGAAACTGCGAACAAATTTCAGGGTCGGTGCACCCGAATATTGGCAGACACACAAGAAGATGTTTAATCCGAAAGGGGGTGGCAAGAATCTAAAAGATACCAAAAAAACAACCGCTTTAAAGATTACGAAACAAAGATAAATACATGTCCACGTACAGTGTAGAGCCCTGTCATTACACGTACCGTGTATCTTCTATTTCCAAAATTGTAGATGGAGACACGATTGATGTCAATATTGATCTCGGCTTCGACGTTTGCACGAAGCAACGTGTACGTCTTTTGGGCATCGATACCCCTGAATCACGTACTTCAGACGCGGAAGAAAAAAAGTTTGGTTTACTCTCGAAGAAGAAGCTCAAGGAGTGGTGTATGAAGGCGGTCGCGTCTGATAAGGACGACATCGAGATTGAGTTGCGGTGCCCCGAAGCTGATTCTCGTGGTAAGTTCGGCCGCGTTCTCGCGGAGGTATGGATTAGCGAAGACGGAAATTGGACGAATGTCAATAAGTGGATGTGTGATGAAGGATACGCCGTTCCATACGCTGCTCAAAATAAGGCCGATATCGAGGGTCTTCACATGATAAACCGCGAACGAGTCCGTGATCAATTGTAAAAATAATTAAACAACATAACTATTAACATAGTAAATATGTCTACTCTCACAAATTTACTAAGTTACCCGGTTATTTCATTACGAAAGAAGTTTAGGAGAAGAAATAGAGCTTGTGTAGATGACGTCGCACCCCCGTCGGATACCGTACCCGATTGTAAGTATGGGGAATACTGTATAAAGTCCGAAGTCATAGCCCGAGATAAAAAGGGAGAAATCGACGATACATTCATTGGATATAGCGGTGATATGAACATCACAATCAAAACTAAATATGCATGCGAGCGCTATAAAAAAGTTGGAGCATCGTGCAGTGATCCGACAATGGTTATTAAAGGTGGTGACTGTAAGGAAGTAATACTCGTAAAAAATAAGGCGGGTGTAGTTCGAGAATTATCTAGTCTCTGATTAATTGATTTCACCTGGCACAAACTCATGCTTGTGTACCCACAAATTGCAAATCCATTTCTCACCCGAACGTACAGTCGTCCCCGCGTGTAAAGCGTCATCTGTGAACATATCCCAATCGTTTAAGGTATTAAAAACGAGAACGTCCCCCGTGTTAAGTCTATACTTCTTCCTAAGATGGGTAAACTCCGTTTCACCACCTTCGTATCCTTCGTTTAAACCTATAATACACGTGTACATACGATAGTTGGCTTCTAAATGTTTTTCGAACGTATCCTGATGTTCTGTGTAGAACCCACCCGGTCTGTACCTGAGCACCTGTAAGTGTTCACAATTGATCGGCGGTCTATCTGTAAATGACGCACACGTTTTAACCATATGGTTTACTATCTTATCACTTTTGGGATCTAGCCACGCCGTCATACTTTTACGTATCGTATCGTCAACATCTCGGTCTTCGGAAACCGTGGAGGGTTCGAGCGATTTCGATGCGAGTTTAATGATATGCTGACACATTTTAGGTGAAAAAACATTTTGATACACCCTCGGTTTGTGATACCTCGGTCGATATAATATACATAGTATGACAACCGCTACTATTATGAGTAGGGACCTCCTCATTTTATAATAGACGATAAAATATTATAAGGTAAACGCGATGTATACCTATTTCGTATATCTTGTATAACACTGTTTGTGTATTTAATAATAGCGTGCAGTTCACTTCGTATTTCGTATATGGTGTTTGATTTCATAATGAAACGCCTGAGTGCATCGCTCACGGTGTCTATAAACATCTGATATATATCTCGTATATCTCGCGTTTTGTCGTTCGCCTTTTCGCGTTTCTGGAGCTCCCCTTTAAATTGTTCTTCAGAAATTTCACCTAATAAAAATTGTATTCGAAGGCGATGATGATTTTCGTATAAATACCCATATCTATACAAAAGCTCTCTCTGTATCCGCGTCACTTGGAGATGAATGTCTAATAGATCTGAAGTTGCTTTATTACGTTTCAATTCTTGATATGTCGGACAACCACCACATGGAATATCAGAATATTCCCGGGTTCTATTTACAAAGTTGACATAATGAGGGTTATGTATCCGCCCCGTCTCTATAAGCCCCGTCCTCCAATCAAATGCTACGTGGCATTGTGTACACCACATCTGCGAACACCCATCTATTTTATGAATAGGTACGTTACATTTGGGACATGGTTTGGTATCACGCTTTAATAATTTTACAGTCTTGACGAGATTTTCGTCACAAATGTGTCCGTCGAGTACTTCTTCGTGACACGATTCGCAAAATATTTTATTACATATACCACACACCCAATCATCGAAGAGAAAGCCCCTGCAACCACCCGATGGACATTTGATATTAAATACGTTCGTATTCGGTGGGACTTTAACACGATTTAAATACTGTAAATTTTCAGAAATATCGATGAGCGTTTTTCGCAACGTTTCTATCAACAATTCTCTCACACGGGTCTCCAATGTCTCTGAAATTGTAACACGTCTTAGTAGTTCAGCTAAGTATAAAAATGTCGTTCGCAACATTCTCCATTCCAAAATTCTCGTGACGTATGGTTGCGTCTCGGGTAATCTGGCCGATTCCTTTTCAAATAACACCGTTTCTCGATGTTTCTTGTACTCTATATTTCTGAATCGTTTCGTACAAAAAGAATCCACAAACATTCGGGTGAATTCATGCTTACATTTCATACATTGAGGTTCACTAGACGTCGACAGCATATATGTCTGAGAACATGATCGACAACAATCAAATTCACAAAAAGGGCACGTAACCCTTTTATGTACACTTTTAGTGTACTTTTCTATGCAAATTGGGCATTTATCCATAAATGAACAACGTTTAACATCTTTAAATAATGGTGAGTAGAGTTAACAAAAACGATCCTAAGTCAACCTCGCGAATAATATTATCATGTGTGAATGTCCCGTATGTTACGAAAGTGGTGCTACGTGTCGATTCATATGCAATCATACGTTTTGTCACGGGTGTGTGAGAAAATGGTATGAGAACGGTTCAAATTCATGTCCAATGTGTAGACGGTCGATGTGTTTTAGGGGTATTACCAAAATGAAACGTCAATGGGATAGACAACGAAAATTTTCCGTGTTTACAGATCTTGTAAACGAAGTATTTAATGATTTGTGTGAGACCGATGATATGCATTTCTTTGTACAGTGTCTACAAATCTTACAAGAAAGGTTCAATTATATGATTTCAAAATATATAGATTTGGACATAGAAACATTTGAGTGGGTACTTCGTATGACATGGTTCAGTGTAGACTTTATTATGAACAATACGACACGTCGTATTTATGAACACCCGACGTTTACGAGATATTTAATGGTGAGTGACACTGTATACGGTGTAAAGAGTAAAGAACGCATACGGTCTAATTACGATTATATAACGTAATCCCATCTGTAATTATACCATCTACATCAAATTTACGTATGTGCTCTAGATCTTTTTCGTTTTTATGTGTGTATGTGAATACAGATACACACGAACGTTTACAATATGAAATGAAATCCTTATCCAGACATGTCCAGTGAATAATAACCGCCGTCAGCCCTTGTAGAATATAATCGTATTCCGTGTGATGAAAACGGGCTTCGAATGTAGAACCTTTTTTTAAATATGACGGTAATGAATAGAGTAATTTACGATTAAAGCTACATACAATCACGTTTCTGACAGATTTTCCCGCGTAAAATGCAGCCAATGCATCCGCCAACATGGAATCACCACCCTTCAAATCTAGTAGAAGTAATACACTCTTTATACAGGGTATGCACTCGTACACCTCGTTTAACGTGCATATACCTACACGTTTTAGATGCTCGTATGACATATCTTTTATAAACCCATCATCAATATATATGTCATGCGCTAACACAATTTCACCCGTTTTACACAATTGAACATCTATTTCAACACCATGGTACCCATTTCTAATAGCATCGCGTATAGCTTCGATAGAGTTTTGTCTATATTTCGACCCCAGCCCTCGATGTGCTATATATTTCATGTTATTGTAACCTAAGTAAATATTCGCGGCTCGTATAATTTATGGTGTGGCTATGAAATATTGTCTGGTAACATGTTACATGTCTAAGGGGCCGACGATTATCAGTGACAGTTTATGTTGCGCTGAACGGAAGATGATACGTCGACTTTATAGAGAATACATGAAACGAGGACAAAATCCACACAATTTCACGAGCTGGTTACATAGAAAATACGGTGAGTTGGTTGTCGAAAGAAAGACAGTTTACGGTGATGGAATATCCATGCCATGCGTCCTGTGTCGCAAGGCTATAGAAAAACTCGAAATAAAGTGGAGGGCTTTTGACGGTGAGCGTTGGGTGCACAGTGTGAAAACACCTGATATTCCAGATTCTATAGCCACACATAAACAAAAACGCGTTTTAGGATTTGCATAAGCAACCTAAGATGTTAGTATTATTACATTTTTAATAAGATGAATATTTTCTTTCTATCCCTTATACCACGTGAAATAGCAGAATTGTCATGCGATCAACATGTGATTAAAATTCAATTGGAAATTTGTCAAATGCTTTACACGGCGTGGTTCTATTCCGACGAAGAGGTGTACGTGTCTCAAAACGCACCTTTCACAAAGGACGGTTCCAGACGAGGCTACAAACCGGCACACAAGAAGCACCCCATGACAATGTGGATTGCTTCTAGTGTAAAGAATTATATGTACGCTTGTGATATAGGTCTTGCACTCACCGAAGAATATACTAGAAGGTATGGTAAAATTCACACGTGTGCTCAACACTTACACTGGTTGAAGGATAATATACCTTCCCATTTCGAAGAACGACGAAGTGATACCGCGTATTATTCGAATGAAGGTATCCCTGAGTGTATGCCCGACGCTTACAGGTGTCCGAATGTTATAGAGGCGTATAAAAAATACTACACGACCGAGAAATCACAATTTGCGAGGTACAAATTGGGGTTTCCGGAATTTATGTCCTTAAACGTTCAAGTTACGTAATTTCTTGAGTTCGTTGTTTGTCGTGGTCATTTTTTTCATGAAATTATTTATGTACATTCTCTCTGTATTGGATACCTTAGCCACAGACCTGGACGCGCGCCTAGAATTGATTTCCGATTGAACCGCCTTCATCTTCGAAATCGCCTTGTCTAGATTCTTGATTGTCTTCGCGACTACCGGCGAGCTTCGTGTAGTTTTAGGTGCCGTGGGTACTCGAGTTCCTGGTTTGAGTTTCTTAACATGTTTACTGTGGTCTCTTTTCAATTTTTTCATGATATTGCTAGGCATTTTGTAATATATTAATATTATTTTTTCATTTTAGCTACACGTTTTCTCGCTTCCGCGTTTATTTGCTTAGGGGACAGTTTGGGATTCTCCCTTTTAACGCGTTTTTTCATATCCTTCAAGATATTCAAATTTCCGCCGACTTGTTGTCGTCGTTCTGTTCGGGACACGACTGGCTGGGCAGCTGCATTTCTGCGCAATTTTTCCTTTGCAGAAATCGCCGCCTTCTCGGCCGCTTTTCGAACAGCCGCCTTATTACTTAACAGACTCGCGGCTGAAGACGCTTTTAGTCCTTTATTCCTGTTCATGTTAGCCTGTTGCTTGCGAGCCAATTGTACCCTATTAGCTCCGGTAGCACTTTCGAGCTTCTTCTTATTCTCCGCGATTTTAGCGGCACTCTTCACGGCGTTCATGACTTTTTGCTGTTTGTTTTTCTGGACGAGAGACTTGAAAGACGGTTTTACTACATTTGGTGTCAAGGCGGCGGCCGATATTTCACCATTATTAAAGAGTGGGTTTTCCCTTTCGGCGCCACCGATTTTTTTCGCATTCGCGTAAGATTTATTCTTTACCCTACCGATCGCATTCGCGACAAGAGACTTTGAAGCGCTCGCAACCTTCTCTTCTACTTGTTTATTAGCGGTTCGGCGAATCATGTCCAGGTTTGCACCGGGTTTATTCGTTTGCTTTACATACCTACTCTTATTTACAGCTGGAATGTTCAACCCCACAATATATTTTGAAAGTTCCTTCTTTTTGGCATTTTGTGCCATGTCATTCAATTGCTGCTCAAAAATCTTACGTCTCTGTCCCACATTATTATTGAGTTGCATCACCTTTTCGAGATGACCACGCTTTTTAATCGGACCAATACTACTCGATTTAATTTCCGTGCGTAATTCGATTTTTTTGTTCATCTGTTTTTCTAAGTTTGTTAATGTGGTGTCAGACTTCGCATTCTTAATAGCAGGGTCCCACTTTCCTATGCGACCAGCGAATCGACCAACTTCTTCTTTTGCTTTCTTTATGAGCTTGTTTTTAGCGGGTGCTAGATTCAATTGATTCATAGCAGCGGAAGCGTTGAAGTTGTTCTCATTCTTGGGTTTGGCTCTCTCCTCGGTCTTCTCCTTACCCGCGAGACGTCCAGCACCCCTCTTACGAGCTTGGTTGAAAATGGTACTGTTCTTCGAGTTGTCCCACTTCTTCATGAACTCTGCGACATCAGCGTTCACGAGACCATTAATTTTCTTGAGCTTGAACTCTACACCTTCACGAACCTTTTTCTTCGTGTTTGCCTCCTCTTCAACAAGTTTAATCATCTTGTTTACTTCGGCGTTTATTTGATTGTATTGCTCGGCCGTTCTGAAAGGGTTACCAGCGCGACCTTTCAGTACCGTAATTCGTTTGTTGTTATATTTTGAAATTTTGTTAAGAATAGCCTTGCGTTTAATTTGTAAATTCTCCTTGGCCTTCTTGTTAGCTTCTTCCTTCGCCTTACGGTTGGCGTTCTCCTTGGCCTTCTGGTTAGCTTCTTCCTTCGCCTTACGGTTGGCGTTCTC